AAGACCTCTACCACGCTGTAATATGCGACCTAAGACGGCCACCATCATGGTGATTGCCGTCGGCCCAAAGGGGCATCGTCGAGAAATCGGTGGTGCCCCTTCTCATTCCGCTTGCGGATGTGATGAGGCTGACAACAATGCGCCAATGATTGCGATTCCAGTCGAGGCTCTTTCCACTGACACGGAAGATGGCCAACAGGCTTCCCCCGAGGTTGGTGATGAAGTTGTCCTACAGGAAGTTCGGGGTATTCTCAAGAAGCTTGAAAATGGTGAGGCTTACGTTGAGATCCAAAGCGTGAACGGTATGCCCGCCGAGTACGAGAAGGCCGGCAAGGAATCAATGGAACCAATGGACGAAGAAGGTATGCGAAACATGGTTTCCGAGTACGACAGCGAGATGGAGTCTTAACATGCCGATCTACACCTTCGAGAACAAAGGCAAGTCCTTGGAGCAAATCGCTCCAATGGGAACCGATTCTCTTGTGATCAAGGGTGAACGCTGGACGAGGCAGCCGGTAGCCCGCTTCGGGGTTACCGGTTTTGCCCGCGAAGCCGAACTCAAGGACAAGGTGAAGCAGGGCTTTAGCCGGATGGAAGACCGGCAGGGTACCCGCTTTGAAAGCACTTTCAGCAAGAATCAGATCCGTAAAATTTGGGACATATGAGCATAGAATCTAATCTGGCAACCGAGTATTCGATGGGCAATGCGGGCTTCCAGCTCGTGACCTCTACCGCGTTGACCACTGGCCCATTCGTTGCGATCACCACGATTGCCGTCACCACTTTCACTTCGATCACCGGTAATGGAATCAGCGGATCTTGGTCCACAGTGGCTATCCCCGCTGGCATTACGCTTCCTGGGCCGATTACGAGCTTCCAGATTTCCAGTGGTCAGGTGGTCGCGTTCAACGGAATCATCAGCTCCTAACCGTGACACTCGCTCTTGGAACACGATTGGCTTCAAGTGGGTCTGGCGGAAACGTCACGCCCGCTGATCTGCCGATCGTGCGCCGGGATCTATTGCAGGAAGACGAGTTCTTCGTACTGCAAGAGGATGGAACTGGGAAGATCGTGTTGTCTTTTGGCACCTACGATCGAATGGCAACTGAGCAGGGCACCGATCTCATTTTAACCGAAGCATCCGACAAATTCATTTTAACCGTAGAATAATATGGCAGACACAAAGATCACAGCACTGACGGCGTTGACCGCCGCTGATCCGGCTAATGACGTTATCCCTATCGTTGATGTCAGCGATACCACGATGGCCGCATCTGGTACGACTAAGAAGATCAGCGTAAACAACATCCTCTCATCCTCACCAACTGCGAGTGGAGCATTGACCGTCACCGGACTCGTCACCGCTGGCTCCGCCACCATCACCGGCGATCTGACGGTGGACACCTCGACGCTGAAGGTTGATTCGACGAACAATCGGGTAATCGTTGGACACACCAGCGGATCGGCTGCGTTTCAGGTTACCAATGCTGGTGCTGCTGGTCTTGAGATTCAGCCGACTGGATTCAGTTCATCTCCGTTGATACAGAGCTACAACCGGAGCGGCTCTGCATACACACAGTTGACTCTCGATGCATCTACTATTGTCCATGCTCTAAGCGGCTCCACCGCCATGACCCTCAACTCTACGGGGTTGGGGATTGGTGCTGTTCCTTCTAACTATCGACTATATGTCAGCGCGGCGTTTGCTTCTGGATTGAACGGCGCATATATCGAAAGCGGCGAGTACGATAAAAAGTCGCTTGTTGTTAATCATACTAACGCTTCTGTTGCCGTAAATCTATTTGAGGTTCAGAAAGTTGGAACGGCACTTTTGACCCTCGATGCGACTGGGAATTTGCTGGTGGGTTTGACTGTTGATACTTTTGCACCCGCAAAAGGTGTTTCCATGTTTGCTGGTAACAGCTCAAGAGTTGCTGTTGGTCATGCAAATGGAACAACATCTGGTGATTATTATCACAGTTTTGCTTACAATAGCACTGTCATCGGTTCCATCACTCAGAACGGAACGACTGGTGTTCTGTTCAATACTTCCTCGGACTACCGACTGAAGGATTCTGTTAAACCGCTTTCCGGCGGTCTGGCTCGCGTCAACGCGCTAAAGCCGTCGAGTTACAACTGGAAGTCTGACGGTTCTACCGGCGAAGGTTTCTTGGCCCATGAACTCGCGGAAGTGGTTCCGTTTGCAGTAAGTGGCGAAAAGGATGCCGTGAATGCAGATGGTTCCATCAAGTCTCAGGGAATTGATATGTCCCGAGTTGTCCCCATCTTGGTTGCCGCCATCCAAGAACTCACCGCTGAAGTCAACGCTCTGAAGAACGCCTAATAATATGACCATCCTCTGGATCATCGAACGCCTTCTCGTTAAGCCGACCGAAGGCTCCCTCACCGATGTCGTAATCACCGCCGACTGGCGATGCAACGGCACCGACGAAACCTACAGCGGCACCTGCTACGGCTCCTGCTCGTTCCAACCGCCGTCTGGTAGCTTCACGCCTTACGAAGACCTGACGCAGGAACAGGTGCTTGGTTGGTGCTACGCGAACGGTGTCGATCAAGCGGCCATCGAAGCGAACGTGACGCAGCAGATCGAGAATCAGATCAATCCGCCCGTGGTGACGCTGCCGTTGCCGTGGGTGCCGGTGCCGCCTCCGGTTAAGATTGCCGAGCCTGTGGTTATCGCTGACGCTCCCGTCGTATGATTACCATCGAACTCACTCAGGAGCAGGCCAACAGCCTCCTCCAACTCATCGACATTGCGGTTAAGGCTGGTGGCGTTGCTAACGCCCGTGCAGCCCTTCCGCTTGTGGACCTCATAGTCGCAGCCGCACAGCCTAAATCCGAGTAATGGAACCAACGAACAGCAGCACCAGCCCTGGACTATCCCTAGCAGCAGCGGCAGGTGCCACCGCTGTTTCGTTTATTCCAGCCCTCACTGACTGGGTTCGCCTTATCACCGCGCTGATTGGCTTACTTTGCGCCTGTTACGCCGCGTTTCGATTATTCCGCTCTAAATGAAAAACACGAAAACAACTCTCGCTGGTGTTGGTGCTATCCTTGTTGCTGTTGGTGGTGCCCTTCGGGCTGCCTTCGACGGTGATCCCAGCACCAACATTGACATCGCCTCGACCATTGCAGCGGTGACCGCCGGAATCGGTCTTATAATGGCCAAGGATGCCAAGGAAGCCGAAGCTCCCAAGGCGTGAACTGGATCTACCAGATCCTGCGAGCTGTTCTCGACTTTCTAAGAGCAACACCACCTACCGATGTTCAACACGGCAAAGCACCTCAACCCCTCAAGGATGATCTGGCTGCTCGTGTTGCCGATCTGCCTGGGTTGCCAGATGACACGGGTGGTCCTAGTGCCAAGCGGTGATCCGGTGATGCTGGCCAAGCCGGTGAAGGCCAGCGTCTACGGATTCGACAAAGATAAGAAGCTGGTGGGACCATCCAAGGTGGTCTTGCCGGCAGGTTGGTACGTTTTACCGAAGAACTGATATGGGAACACCACTCACAGGCAGTAGCGTTGCATCGACCTACACTGGCCTACTCAAGAACTCCGACAACTCCACCGTAGGCGCATCGCTCAAAGCCATCAGCGACGGCAGCGGCAATGACTCCGCACTCCAAGTCTCCAACGCCGCAGTCAATACCACCGGAGATTTCAGCGTAGCCACTAACAAGCTCACAGTGGCTTCTGCAAGCGGCAACACGGCTGTTGCGGGTACTTTGGCTGTCACCGGGGCTACCAATCTTTCAAGCCTCATTACGAGCGGTGCAGCGACCATAGGCGGTGCGCTCAATGTTACCGGAGCAACCACGCTCACCGGCAACCTCACGGTACCGGGAAACCTCGCAGTTACTGGAACCTCCACCCTGACCGGTGCCACCGCTGTTACCGGTACCCTCGGGGTAACCGGAGCAAGCACACTAGCAAGCGTTGGCGTAACCGGAGCCGCTACCGTTGGGACTACTCTCGGAGTCACTGGAGTCTCTACGTTGGCCAGTGCTGTTGTTACGGGAGCGGCCACAGTGGGAACGACTCTTGGGGTAACCGGCAATGCAACGCTGGCGGCAAACCTAACCGTTAACGGAGACACAACGCTTGGAAGCGCACCGGCAGATCTTGTAGTTATTCTTTCAGATCAGATCACGGTTCCAAATATACTTAGTGCTACAATAGATCTTGCCGCCGACAAGGTGCTGATCACTGACGCAAACGATTCTAGCAAGGTTAAGGTTGTTCCCGCCAGTTCGTTGGGGATAAGTGCGACAACTGCTCCTCAAGTAAAACAAACTCTCTATCAAGACTCCACCGCTGGAGGAAGTCCGTTTGTTGCCACAAGTGCTGGATCAGGAACTGAGATAACGGTGCTTACCACATCGATTACTCCTAGATCCACAGCCTCAACGGTGTTGGTTACTATAGCTATCAACCTTGGAGTTAGTGGAAACCCAAGCTACGGAGCATTTAGAATAACTCGTAATGGAACGGAAATTGGCTCAAATAACGTAGGCTCATTGTTGTACGGCATTGCTCCTTTAAATAGCACTGGATCTACTAGTGGAAGTGTTTTCACTAGTCAATTCATCCAGATTCTTGATTCACCGGCATCCGCATCCGCTGTTACTTACAAGATTCACTTGTACGCCACTGGTCCAACGAATTTCCCATCAATATGGGTAAATAGAACATTACAAGATGTTACTAATGGAGTTAACGCTGACAGCCTTGCCCGCACCAGCTCCTCAATGATCTTGCAAGAATACTTCGCATGAAACCCTCCGAAGCGGCTCAGGCGGCTTGCGACAAGCTGTCGTTCACAGACTCGGCCACCATCGCGTTGGCCAAGAAGTTCTGTATCCGCCGCTACTCGATGATCTGGGATTCCTGCCTGTGGAACGATACCCTCGGCATTATCTCTCATCCGGTCACCGCCGGCGATGAGATGATCACTCTCTCAGATTACGTCGCCTCCGCTTACGCTTCAGGTACCGGTTACAACACCTTCATCGATTTCCCCGTAGCCATCCGCTTCACGGTCACCGGAGATACCGATGGCATCGAAGTGCCCGCCGCGGAATGGGTCTCGTTCTTCCAGCTCGATCCCAACACCTGGAACAACGTCGATAGCCGTAAATCCACCCCCGGCAACTTCGTTAACTGGACCCGATTGATCGGTGGAGCTTATGGCGAGGCCGGTGTTCCGCGCATCAAGCTCGTTCCCACGCCCAACGCCGATGGCACCCTGTTCATCCTCGCCAAGAAACAGTCGCAGATGCGGCAGTTCGGTGAGGCGGTCACCATCTCCAACGATACCAACTTCGAGCTGCGAGGCGTAGAGAACGCTCTAATGGCCTACACTGAAGGCGATCTCCTCGAATACTCTCGGCAGTACGGCAAAGCCCAAGCCAAGTTCCAAGAAGGAGCCGCTCAGGTCGCAATCATGAAAGACATGGAACGCGGCCAACAACAGCAAATCAGCCGCATCATCCCAGATAGCTTGTACGATTACACGTTCCAAGACATCCTGTAATCCGCCATGCCATTCCAATCCTCAGATGCTCTCGATGACCAGATGCTTCTGGATGGAAGCACTGGGTTTTCAACCGGCGTAATTTCAGCCACTCGTCCCGATGGCATTCCTGCAACCAGCATGGAATCGGCCATCAACATGGATTATGACGACTTCGGCAATCTCGTCACCCGTCTAGGAGCTGTTTCACTGGCAGGCAACAGCATCACCGGAAATTGGGAGGACATCATCACCAACTGGGAGTCAACGACTTCCAACTTCGGCAGCAATCTCCCCATCAACGCGACGGTATTGTCCGGTTTTTACTTCGACACAGCCGCATCTGAACGCCTCGTCATCGCTGTTAATGACCTTAGCACCTCCACCAAGAGCCTCTACTACGGGTCACCCGGCGTTTCCTACAACCTGATTTCTGGATCAACGCTCAACGCTTCCGCTTCCTACGTCTATTTTGCTCAATTAAATGACAAATTGTTTTATTCGGACGGTCTCGGAACGCTGAAATACGTCTCAAGCGCGAACCTCGACAGCTCCACCGCAGCCGGCAAGATCAGCCGCATCGATATCATCAATCAGGGGACCAACCATTCGTCGATTCCAACGATAACCGTTGCAGCCCCTCCCAGCGGCATCACGGCTACGGCCACTGCAGTTGTTGCTAACGATGGTAATCTCGTATTCATAACGATCACCAATCCTGGAAGCGGCTATACGACCGCTCCAGCGATTACTATTTCTCCGGCTCATTCATCTCACGCCGTAGCCTTTGTATCGCTCACGCCTCCTGCCAAGCCGATCTATCTAACCACCCATACCAATCGGTTGTTCGCAGTTTCCGCGGATACATCCATCCAGCCCGATACCCTCTACTTCTCGGATATCCTCGATGGCGAATCTTGGGATCCTCTCGGGTCTCTTCGTATCGGTGGCGATGGCGATCCCATCAAGGGCCTCTACTCTTGGTTCGGTTATCAACTCATCGTCTTCAAGGAACGCTCTATTTGGAGCGTAAATGCCGATCCTACGCAGGATGCTGCCGATTGGACCATATCACTCATCAGCGGCAATATCGGATGCTCATCGCACCGGTCCATCACCGCGGTTGGTCCTGACGTATTCTTCTTCTCCCGCGACGGCATCCGATCTCTCCAGCAGATCCAAGCTGGTACCCAGACTAGCGTAGGTCTCGCGCTCTCCAGCCCGATCAACGACCTCATCAGTCGAATCGACAAGACCAAGCTCGATCTCTGCGACGGTGTATTCTGGAACAACCGCTATCTGTTGGCGGTTCCGTTCGTTGCCGATGAACCAGCGATCCTTGGAATCGAAAGCGAGTACGCGCTCCTGACCGAGAACAGCCTCGATATCGCCCTCGAAGGTGCGCTCAACGAGAACAACGCGGTCATCGTCTACCACTCATTGGCCCGCTCTTGGCTTGGTTACTGGGACAACTGGATTGTTAACGACTTCATCCCAACCTCATTTTCAACATTTGGACCCGTCCTCATGTTTGCCGGCGATATCGTCTCGGTATCAGCGGGAGCGGGCCAGGTCTGGTCATTCAACGATTACCTCCCGAACAGCCGACTGAATCCGGTCTCAAGCTCCGCATACACCGATGGGGGTGCGAATTACGAATCCACGGTGATCACCAAGGCTTACAACCTCAACGAACCTATCCCCGACAAGATCGGGTACAGCGTTCAGTTCGCCTTTGACAACCCGTACACCACCGCCACCACGACCGCCGAAGTGTCGTTGGCCAAGGATATGTCGGACACATTCGTGACGCTCGATTCCGCGCTGGCAATCACCTCAAGCCAGAAGTTCCTGAAGGCTTACAACCTAATAAGCCAAGGCCGCTGGAATACTTTGCAATTCAAGGTAACCGCAGACGCTGGTCGCTTGTCTCTGCAATCCACCATTCTCTCTGGATTCGTTGATTCTGTGCGTCCTCAGCAATGACCGCGCATCCAACAAACATCGAAGCGGCCAAGCTACTGCGAGAGCATTGGCCAACCTGCTCGTCATGGACTGAGGATCAGATCCTCAACTGGATTGGAATCTTTAGTTCCAAGAAACTGTTTGGCATTGTGAAGAACGATGAAGGAAAGTGTGTCGGTGTTGGAGCTGTTCGGTTTCTAAACTCCATTGAGGAATCCGAGGATCTCAACAACAACTTCCCAGAAGGTCACATCGCGTGGATCGAGATTGCCATTGGCACCGAGCCGTATGCGGTTCAAACCCTTTGGTTGGCCATGATGCGGTTGTGCTCTAAAAACGTCACCAAGCTGGGTGGTTTAAGAAAAGGCATTAACCGATTGTACGATTTTGACAGGTACTTCAAACTGATTATGAACGAAAGGATTTCCTATGGGCGCATCATATGAGGCACCGAATTTAGCAGCCGCTAACAGAGAGGCTGTAGAAGCCCAAGCTGAAACGTATCCAAAGCTAAGGGCATTAGATGCAGCCGCTAGGCTTGGAACATCCGTTACTTATGACGGAAAGGAATACGATTTTAGCGGTGCTCAAAAAGATAAAGCTGGTAATATCATTGGCTACAAGCCAATTGGTGATGTTCAGATAGCTGAAACATTTGCAAGGGCTGCTGCTGCAATTGCCCCTGAGCTTACTGGCAAACAGCTTGATCTTGCGAAGCAGTATGGAACGCAGTTTGCCCAACAACGTCGAAACGAGCTAGAGGCTCTTGATCCTCGGAAGTTCGATCTCTACGAGCAATTCCTCAGCGATGTTAAGGGTGATGCCGCCGCTCCGGATACGCGGGTAGAATCGCCTACCTACGAGAGGGTTGGAATGCCTGGTGCCCAACAGGATACAGGGGCTTCTCAGTTGATTCGCAGTGAGCTTGAGCGTCAGATCCAGCAGGGTCTTTCTCAGGTTGGAACTCTCGATCCAAGCATGGAGCGACGGGTCCAACAGGCCGCTCGCGCTCGCGGAAGTTCCATTGGCAATGTTCTTGGCAATCCTTCGGCTCTTCGTGAGTCGCTTGCAATTCAAGACGCTCTTGGTAACGCCAATTCTCAACGCTGGAACGCTGCAATGGGATTGCTTCAGAGCGGTCAAAGCACAAGCGACACCGCCAATCGGAACGCTCAGGAAGCCTTCCAGAACATCCTCGCGGCCACCGGCCAGCGGAACACCGCGGCACAACAGAGCTTTGCAGGTCAGCTTACTTCTCAACAGCAGATGTTGTCCGGTCGCCAGCAGAACATCGCCAACGTCCAGTCCGCCCTAGGACTCCAGCCCGTATCCTCTCAAGCTGCCCAGCTAGGTGGTCTTCAGCAGGGTGCTTCTCCGTTCATCACTCCTCAGTATACTCAGGGAATGCAGCTATCTAGCCCTGGAGACCTGATGAAGATGGGCACCGGCTTTGCTCTGACCAACGCTCAGAACCAATACGAGTCCGATCAAGCGAACTCCTTCATGAATCAGTTTAAGGGGTATGCTGGTGCGATCGGAAACCTTGGATCATCCTACGCGGGCTTCGGGCTTGGTGGATGCTTCGTCGCTCGCGAGTGTATTCCCGATCAGTGGGAGGCGTTCTACTTCTGGAAGGAACTCGTTGGACCCAAGTGGTTCAAGAACTTCTACGACAGCAACGCCGAGAAGTTCGCGAAGTGGCTCAAGGACAAGCCGAAGGTAAAGAAGCTTGTGGCCAACTGGATGATAGCTCGAATCAACAGCATAATCCCCAAAAACTGATATATGCCTGACGCAATCGATAATCTGGCTCAAGATCTGAATCAGGCCAATGCCGTAGATGAGTTCCCGGGATATCCCGGATACAAGATGGGAGATTTAGTCCCCAATATGGCAGGAGTCAGGGTTGGTGATTTGTTTTACGGTTTAGATCCGTATGGACAAGAAGCTCCATACAACTGGAGGACGGGAGGTTTTGAATATCAGGCTGCTCCTCAAGATTTAAGCAACCCTTCAACTTTCAAAACCGGAGAAGGAATTGATTTTACACCCGATAATCCCACCATACGAACCAACATTGGGAATACGGATGAGCAGGATGCGTTTATAGGAGGTGTGTATACACCGCAAAATCAGGAGCAATACATCAAGGGTGAAAACGTATTGGTTCCGCCAGGTGATCTTGGTGGCACAATCGGAGTGGTTGACGCAAACCCCTCTGACTTTGCAGGCCAAACACCTTCTGTTCCTCAAGGTGTTGTGACTCGTGGAGAACCGGTTTCAATCCCGGGAAGAACGATTCCTGATTATATACCTATCGGGCAAATGGAGAATGGAGATGTTCTCTATGCTGACAGAAACAATATTAGGGATACAATTATACGCCCAAGTGCGTATTCAGTATCTCAAGAAGATTTGGATAAAGGAGTTGTACCTCAGAAGTTTAATTTTGGAGTCAACACCGCGCCTTCAACTTCTCAAGTAACACCAACACCAGTTGAATCATATCAATCTGTTGGAGCGGATGAACCTACAACTACTAGCGTAGGTGGGTTTGATAACACTGGTGGAGATGTAACGGCTGGTCCTGGTGGAACCACTAATGTTACCCCTGGTTATGTTCCAAAACCAGAAGTTAAGCCGGGTGATGAGTTTAAGGATTCACCTTGGACAATAGCTAGTAATAGAGGCAAAGATGATAAGTTAGCAGATTACACCAGCCCAACCGGAGAAGTGTTTCCTACTGATCAAAATGGTTATAAATGGAATTATAAAACACAACAATTTGATTGTGTAGGAGGCAAGTGTTCTGAAAAGAATCCAGTCGAAGATACCACTAAGCCTCCTGTTGTAACCACCCCTCCCGGTGGTGGAACCACGACTACTCCTCCTGGCGGTGGCACGACCACAACTCCTCCCGGTGGCGGAGTTAGACCCGGCACTGGTACATACACCGGAACCCCCCTTCCCCCTAGGGAGCCAGTCACTCCTCTCGTAAGGCGCGAAGTCGTCATCCCCACCAAGGGAACCAAGGAGGTTCCTCTACCCGATCGTCAGGCCGATCCTTTCGCCAAGCTCTACGCTGACTTGCTGGCCAACTCCCAACAGCAGCAGGACCAGTACCGATACATCAAC